CTGTACATAAGTTCCTCCATTATATGGTAATACTGAAAGTCCATTATAATGGTCTCTATTGTTCCACATCCATTCTCCTGCCAATTCCCATTCATCTTCTTTTAGTGAAATAGTTGCTGAAACGTTATGTGAATTAGAACCCTTACGATGACCTGGTTTAACCCATTCCATTGCAATTTTTTTAACTCTTTCAAGTAAATCAAAAGGAGATTCAGTCCTAAGTATAGATCCTTTAGGTGCCTGTTGAGGTATAGATATTATTGCAGTATCGTGTGGTCTAAAATAATCATCTTCTATCAGTTCACTATGATTTGTATTAAGATATGTATAAATTGCCTCATTCTTTCCAACTCTTAATCTTCTGATATAATAATCATTATGCCATGCATGAATTCCAGATGATGTACCTAAAACTAATGATGTAGTTCCTGCAGGTTTAACAGTAGTTGATCGTGCTGCTTTATTTACTCCAATTAGTTTCGCAACTCTAGAATTTTCTCTTTTAACTACGTCTGCAGCCTTTTTCATATCGTAACCTAAAACTTTACCACTACCAATTCCAGTCATTGATACACCAACTAAAGCATCTTTCTCGGTAGTTTCTCTCCATATTTCTCTTAGATAATGAAATTCAGTATAGCCTGCTTGAAGAGTTCCTATAAATGCAGCGCCTTTTACTCTTTCGTTTAGATCATCTTGATCTTCTATATTAGATACATTTACTTCACATAAATTACAGAATTGATATGGTCTTAACGCAATCTCACAACATGGATTTGTTCCCCAATCTTTATCATTATTTAGATAAATGCCAGGTTCACCAGATCCTGATAATTCGACTCTCTTCCATAACTCCATAAAGAATTCTTTAGTGATTTTATGTCTCATTAAACAAGCAGAGTTATTAGATCTACCTCGTTGAGGGTTTAATTCCCACCAATTTCCAGATTTACAAGAAATCATTTCATTATCATCTGCGCTAAATAAACTAATAAGAGCAGCTCTTCTAATACCACCAGCAAGAACAGCATCAGCTATATGACATATAATATCATGTACTTCTAAGGTTGATAATGAATCTCCATTTTCCTTTTCTTCTAAAATACCAGTTACTTTTAATATACATTCCTTAAGTGGTTGAGGTCCTGGAGCTTTACCGCCAGATGTTACAAGTCTTTCACCTTTAGCACGAATATCTGAATAATCAAAAACAACTCGACTACCACCACCATTCATATAAGACTTCATTAAAACTTTAACGGCATCCGCCCATCCTTCAATAGAATCTCCAATTAAGAATCTTCGTTTTCTTTTTGGATATGGTTTTTGAATTGTAGGTAATTGATTAACATGGTGTTTCTGTACTGAATATCCAACCCCAGTACCTCCTAATAACAAAAACATTGTTTCACTAAAAGAATCAATGTGATCTATAGGAAGATACGCACAGTTATAAATTCTATTTGGAGAAATCTCAATAGGCTTACCTCCAAATTGTAAGCTCCTCATTGATGGAAGTATTTTTTTATCATATACTAGCTTATAAACATTTTCAATCTCATCCTTTAATTTAGGATAATGTTTTATATGCATAGCTTTGTTTCTGGTAACGATTTCTTCCCAGGTCTCTCTTCTATTTTTTTCTTCATTAAACTTTGCATATTTCATATACACCGTTATGTCGGATAAAATTCTGCTTGATATCTCCATTTTATTCTTTGATTTTTTTTAATTTTTGTATTTCAATTTCTAATTCTAAATGTCGTTTTTTATGAGATTTTCTTTTAGAGTACAATTCTGTTAAAATTGCTTTCATAGCACTTGGTTTATTATCGTATACTGCACCTGTAACTGATACTATTTTTGTAGGATCTTTCCTATATTCTTCTAATTTTTCTGGATCAGATTCTTTCTTTACGAACGATTCAGGAGATATATTTATTTGTCTCATTATCGATGGATATAGAGAAGCAAAATCAAAACATGCAGCACCCTTAAAGAATCCAGTTTGCGGTTCTTTTACATAAGCTCCTTCATAACCTCGTTTTTCACCAGGTCTAATAAATTCATCGGCTACTACCATATCTCGTTCATAATACTTTTTCCATAAAAATGCTTCAGTAATGTTTACTGCAGAAGTACATTTATACATAGATATATTGCATAAAACCGATACGGAAAGTACCGCATTTATAGTTGCAATTTTTTCATGGATTTCTGTAACCACAGCAGCATCAACCGCATTGTAGAATACATATTTATCGTAATCATTCTCGTAAAGTTCTTGTAATGAACCGTTATATTTAATCTTTCCTACACCTAATACTGCGTTTGCAACGAAATCTAATGTATTATTTTCTTTAACTGCGACGGTTCTATCAAATTGTCTATAAATTTGCAAGTAATCCATCATTCCGATATGTAATGGTATATTATCTCGATTAACTTTTTTAGATGGGCTTGCTTGAGCACAATCAATTCCAAGTTTTTTGCAACGATTATAAATGTATTTCCAATCAAATCCTATAAAATTCCAACCGGTTACGAATGCCATATTTGGTAAGAATCTATTAATGAATGTGTATAACATATTATATTCATCATCAAAACATTTATACTTAAATTCCCAATCACCAAATTTTTCTAAGTGTTTTTTAGTATTATCGTATATTTTCTTTTCTTGATCTTTTGTAATAGGCTTCCATCCTAAAACAAGTACCTTTTTATCTTGAGTAGCAATTGCAATAGTTGTTATTCTTTCTCTACAAATATCAGGGTTTGGGAATCCATCGATAACCTCAGTCTCAATATCAATTGAATAAATTTTAGGAAAATTAAGTGCAGATAATTCTTCGATGTCTAGGCTGTTGTTTATAAACTCGTATATTGACCATTTATTTAGCCATTTAGCACGAACTTTTTTAACTGGTTTTCCATCCCAATTTCTATATCTAGCATCTTTTTGTGGATCTGTTTCTGAGCAGACTGCCCAATTTTGAAGTGTTCCTAATTTATAATCCTTTAATTTAACATCTCCGTTATGATCAAAGTAGGAGATTCGTAAATCATTAAAGCGTGTTTCTATATCTAATATCATATTTCTTCTATCTTAAACTCTTCATTAACATTTCCACAATCTGCACACCGCATAGTTGGTATTGGAATCATAGTATCTTTTGCAGCACCAGTAAGTAATCTAGATGCCTTTCTAAATTGTGTAGCTTGTTGAAAATACTCAGAATCACATTCGCTGCATTTAACAGGAGTTGTGTTTTTTATATCTATTTTAGGTCCACCTTTATTTATTGTGTTTTTCATATATTTATTTTTCTCCAGTACTTCCGAATCCTCCATCACCACGTTCAGTTTTTTCGCCATTCCACATATCCTCTTCTGATTCTGCTAATTCTACAATATCATAATTAACTGGTAACAATACACATTGAATTATTTTATCACCGCCTTCAATAAATGTAGATTGATTTCCTACGTTTGTTAAATGGATATGGATTTCTCCTTGATAATCTTCATCGATTACACAGGCTCCAACTTGTAAATTCTTTTTAAGTGCAATTCCGCTTTTATTCATTGCAATTAAAACATTATTTGTAGGAACATTTATTTTAAGACCGGATGGAATAAAAATAGAGTCCTGTGGTTTAACTTCTGTTATAGGATAATCGTTTGGTATGTAAAGATCTATACCAGCTGATTGACTAGTACCTCGAGTAGGTGTCTTTACGTCTTTAATTTTTAGGAATTTCATTGTACATATAATTTAATTATTATATGTAAAAGATGTTGGTTGGTTTCAGCTTAAGATATATCTGAATTTTTATTTTCAAATTCGTCAAATGATTTTATATTATATGAAGGATGAGATTCTTTAATTTTTTGCTCGGCCCATTTGTTAAGAGAATTAACACTACCTCTCATCATTCTTGCATCTTCGAGTTCTTCACCTAAATTATGAACATTTTCATCAATAGTATCTACATATTCGGTTGCTGCTACCATTGCGTTATCTATGTTCGTAAATTCGCTTTCACCTGGTATAGGCATTCCGCTTTTAGAACTCTTAATTACAATCTTACCATCTCCATCTAAACGCAATCCATTGTCTATCATCGCACCATCTCCAAATCCACCTTTAGGTCTTACTACTGGTATCTTACCACCGGCACCATAACTAGAATCCATCATTATTTCATATTTTCTAGATAATTTGAATTTCTTAAATGTATCAGTTAATTGCTTTATGTAAACAGAATCTCGTGCTTCATTTACCACTGATTCTTCTACAAAGGCATTATATTTTAGAAAGTCATATATCTTTTTTGCCTTTTTCTTTTTATCATCTTTATCTGTTAATGAGCTAGTTGCAGGTATATCACCGGAACCAGTTTCTTGAGTATCAAAAGAATCTTGAGAACCAGGATTTCCAGGAAAACTTATATCACCCATTCCATTAACGGATGCTGGTGTTGCAGCTGCATCCATTTCATCTAATTCATTCTTTTGTGATTTACCTAATGTTGACATAATTGTTATTTTTTTTATCGCTTTCTCATTATATGTTTAGCAAATTTCTTAACATGTGCATCAGAGGTGATACCATAATCAGATAATCTATCCTCATCTCCCCATTCCTCTATATAATTTACCATATCTTTCCAATCTCCATTATCTTCTATATCTTGAAACTTCTCAATAGATTCTTGATCGTCTCCAAAGATTTTATCCATATTAAAGGACGCTTCCTCTACATCAATAGCTTCGTTAACCGATACAAATTCAGATAACGATGGAATGTTTCTTAATGTAGATTCATTTAATGCTGGTGGAGTTTTTTTATCTTGTTTTATAAGTTCTAAAACTCTTTGTCCATATTTAGAAAGACTAATATATTTCTCTCCATTTTTTTCGAAAGTACTAAAAAATTTTTGATTTCTCTTAAAAAATTTAACTTTGTTTATTTTAGAATGTCCATCTCTATCTTCCTCTAAACGAATTAAGTAATTATTAAGATCTTGTTCTCTTACATAATTTTTACCTACATAGTTAATTATTGTATCTCTTACATTTGCACCCTTTTCATTGATTCTAATTCTAGGATGTTCGCCATATTTTCGCTTCACTTGATGTCTTCCTTCGTTTAATGATTCTAACATTTTATTTAATTTTTTTAATTATAATCTATATATCTTTAAGATTGTAACAATTCTGTTCTTAATTGTTTGTAATATCTATGCTCAGCCTTTGGCGTTAATTTCTTAAATAATTTTTCATCATCAGCCTCAATTGCATCTCTAACTTGAGTAGCACTTATATTTTTACTATCTCGTTTAACTTCGAACGGTCTAAAATCATCTAAAACATTGCATTCAGGTCCATAGTTTTTTATCATTCTTACATAATCTTTATAACGATCTGTTCCTGTACCCCATAAAACTGGTTCATATTTAGAACGCAACGCATCGAGAACTGGTACTAAAAAACCAGTTTGAGCTTCTTCAACTGATACTATAAATGAATACTGTTTAATGATATCCATCCAAATTTTTGTAATTAAGCTTTCGTCAAATTTAAGATTACCCTTAGATTTAGATCTAACTTGTACTATTACACAAGGTAGGCTGTTTTCTGCATTTAATTTTCTAAGTAATTTAATGTGTCCTAATGTCGGTGGTTGAAATCTACCAACGATGATATTAACTGGTGTTTTCCCTGGTTCTTTATGTACTAAATCTTTAGAAACATTTTCTAATAATATAGCTTCTTTCAAAAAGTAATCTGATTCTAATAAAGCACGTTTTTGATATTTATTGTAAAAATAATCTTCAAATGTAGGAACTGTTTCTTTATTTTCTGGTGTTTCTATTGCTCTATCACTTATCATATCTACTAATTTATTTATTTCAAATCGCATATTGTCATCTATTAAAACCGATGTATTCTTTTTCTTTTTAGTAAATGTGCCTAAAAACAATTTGAATAATTCTTGATTGATTTGAGATTTTTCTAAATACTTTATTGTATTTTTATTTACAACAAATTTAAGATTAACATCGAATTCCGGTATATTTTTTGCGAAATCAGGACCATCTAAATCTGTCATATCTTGATATTTGCTACCGTTCTTTTGTATATACTTAGAATATATGTCAGATAATAAATTTAAGACTCTTTGTACCTTAGTTTCTCCTTTTATAGCAAAGTTATCTAAATTAATAGTTTGTACAAATTCTAATATATCTTGTAATGCTAATGCATACGTATCAGATGGAGTTCTAGATTTCCTTTTAATTTTTATATCACTTTTTGGATTCAACACCTTTAATGATATATCTTCATTTAGTTTATCTAAAAACTTAATTGTATATCCATCGGACATATCTTTGAAATAACCAAACAATGTTTTCATATTTTCATATAATTTTTCTGGTTTATCTATCCCTTCAACAATGATATTTTTTTGCTTCTTATTTAATCTACCGTGATAACACACCGGAGATCGTTCAATTTCTAATAAATGAGCTAAATAATCTAATACTTTTGGATCGTCAACAAACTTTAATATCTTTCCATTTTTATCTAAAGTTCTAACATCCTCTAATATCAATCCGTTCTTAGGTCTATTCTCGTAGTTAGAAGGAAAATATCTTAAATTAAATCTATAATTATCTAAAGATTTTTTAATATCTTCAGGTAATGATTGTATATGATGTATTGTGTTTTCGTAAATAGAATGAATTGTTCTATCTAATTCGGTAAGATTTTTACCTGAAGCGGTTTTGAAAAACTTAAATTTACCTGATTCTCTAATGAAAGATATACCAGTACCATTAAGTTTTTCTTTAATTACTACAAATTTATCAAAAAGACCGAGAGTTTGATCTCGGCCTTCCTGTATAAATAAATCTTTTAATTCTAATAATTTAGACATTTCATTTTTTTAAGAAGTCATTCCGGTAAAGAAATTATCTTCATCCGTAGTAGTCATATCCTTAAAATTTGTCTCTAGATATTTTTCCATATCTTTATATGCAGCTGGATCTTTTTGCTTTAAGAAATCTAGAACTTTTCCGAGTGTCATAGAGGTTAATCTAGAATCATATTTATCATGTTTCTCTTGCATTTCATCGATTGATTCTTCATTAGATTCGTTTGCTTTGTCGATATGTTGACCATCTCTATCTTCACTATCTCTTTTACCAAACTTACCGTAAGAATCATCTCTTCTATCTTTATCAGATTGTTTCTTATCTTTTTCAGCACCATCTCTAGCTCCAATAGACTCATCTTCTCTATCATCGTAACCTTGTCTTGCAGGTTCTGTTGGTTTATCTGAAGATAATTCCTTTTTAATAGAATCCATTTCTTTAGATTTGTCATCATGACCACCATCAGTAGTTGTTGCAGATTTTATTTCAGCTTTACTCAGATCTCCAGTTTTATCATCTAGATCCTTTTGAATATCGCCAGCTTTATCTTGTACTTCACCGATTTTATTAACTCTATCTTCGATAGCTTTAGCTGAATCAGATTCTAAAAGGTATTCATCGTAACTTTTAATATGTTTCATTCTAGTTTTGTTTTTTTAATTATACTTTATATATCTCATTGCTCTGTGAATTCTCCATTCAAATACCTAAGAAGAATTTTATCAGTAGGTTCTACATTTGTATTACCATTGATGAAGATTTCATAAGAATCTGATGCGTATTTACCAATACCATACAATTCAGAGATATGTTTGAATTGTTTACTTATATATTCTTGACTAAACTTGAGAATAGATCTAGCTCTTCTATTATAGAAACCTAGAGGTCTTAATCTCTCAGTTATATCTGGTATAGAATCTTCTGTTATAGATTGCGGATTTGGATATGTCTCGAAAAAATCATAAATTACTCGTCTAACTTGTTTATTATTAGTTTGATTAAGCATTATGCAACCCACCAGCATTTTCCATGGATCGTGTTGAAACTCTTGTTGTATTATAGCCATATATAATTATATGACACATATATCAAATAGATTCATTTATAGTAAATGTTATATCTGCATCTATAGTTCCTTGTGGTTCTAAATCGCTATTTATATGAAGATACCATATTCGAGAATTATCATTGAATGCTGGAAAGTCGGTTTCGCTTAAAACTAAAGTAGCACCAACTGGTAACCTAAGTTCTTTAAGAATATAAAACTTAGGTGATTCTGGGTTACTTCGCTGACTTCTATCTATTGAATATAGATCTATCGTATTACCTTTTTCTGTTAACGAATTTACTAAATTTATATTCTCTAAAAGGAAATTTGGTAAATCTAACATTGCAGGAGTAATAAGTTCTGTATCAATATTTGGTATTGATGTTACTTGTATATAACGAGTTTCTGTTTGCATGTTTTATATATTAAGGTATTGATTGTAGAATTCTATAAGAAAATTGTCCTGATATTCGATCTTCACCATCAAAGCTAGTAAATGATACTATAAATTTTTGATTACATGTGATTTTCACTGCAGGAATCGTAGGTGTTACGAAAGTACCATTAAAGCAAATAGAACCATTATCATTTGCAGTTCCTTCAATAGACCCTAACGTTGTCCAACTTGGCCAGTTTCTTGCTCCAGCTAAAGAACAATCTCCAAAAGAAACTGTTATTCTTATTTTTGAACCTCTTACTCCTGTATATCCGGTTCCACATATTGAGAATGTTGTTTGACCTTTAATGATATTATAAACTCTAGAAGTAGTACATGATGTTTGAAGTAAAGCAAGGGTAGATAAATCCCATGTACTATCCCATGAACTCCCAGACCAACCTTTATAAACTCTAGATACCGCACCTTCTCCGATATAATGTAAATCTTTATTCATTGCTGGTATAGTAAACGAATTATTAACTAATTCTACTTGGGCTGGTTTATCTTGGCCGGCAGGTCCAGCAGGTCCTTGTATTCCAGTAGATCCAGTAGATCCACTCATTCCAGTTAATCCAGTTAATCCTGTTAATCCTGTTTGGCCGCTCATTCCAGATAAACCAGTAAGACCTGTCATTCCAGTTTTACCAATAGCTCCTTGGATACCAGTAAGACCAGTAGATCCAGTTTTACCAATAGCTCCTTGGATACCAGTAAGACCAGTAGATCCAGTTTTACCAATAGCTCCTTGGATACCAGTCATGCCAGTAAGACCTGTTAAGCCAGTCATTCCAGTAGATCCAGTTAAACCAGTATTACCAGTAAGACCAGTTGCACCAATGCTATTAATAGAATCTATTTCATGTGGTGTTCTAAACGTTATCTTATTATTATCATTTAACGTTAAAACTTTAGTAGGGTTATTTGTATGCTTTATATCGTCAAGATATACATCGGAACGAAGTCTAGTAATTAAATCTACTATGTGTTGGCCTATCCATTTCATATAATTATATATTAGCCGTATCTAAGAATTCCAAGAATCTGATTAACCGGGGCGAATGCTCCAGTAAGTTTATAAGTCTTTCCTTTATGTTGAAATACTATTCCTTCTGAAGGTAATACTGCATCAAATCCTCCAATAGCTTGTAATTTTTTTAATTGAGCCTCTAATTTAGCTTTTGCAGCTTCACTTCCGGAAGATCTAAGATTTTTAATTCCAGATTCTAATTCAGTTTTAATATCTTTAACTACTTTATCAGGATTCAATGCTAAGAATCCAGTAGCTAATTGTATAACTCTCACACCTAATCTCAAGAAAAGATTTTCAAATGGTGAAATAATTTGTTTGTAATAATTTGCTACGTTTTTTTCTTTAGCAAAATCTAATGTCCATTTCAAAAAATCTTTATTAGTTATTGCCTTTTTAATATCAGGAATTCTAAAACTTTTATCTTGAAATGCGAATCTATTTATTAAACCTTCTAATATATTAGGTGCTAAATCATAACCATACTTAGAAGCCATACCTTCGATTGTTTCGGCGTATTGTTTTCTAATATAATCTTTTATCGATTGATTATCTTTAAGACCTGTAGATTTTTGAATTTTTGATAATTCTGTATAAAAACTAGCTCGATCCGATTCATAATTTATATTCTTAGAAAATTCAACAGCCTTTGGAGGATCTATTTGAAAATTCTTTTGAACGTCTGCATTAACATCCTTAATAAGTTTTGTTAACGTAGATGCATTTGACTTATCTTCACCTACTGCGTTACCAGCTTCATCATATTCTGTTGTATTATGGAATATCAATTTAGGTGTATCATAATTTATTACATTCGATGTTTTTGGATAAATCAATTCTAAATGCATAAAACGCTTTCCCTCTCCGAAAATTTTCTCTCGTTCCTTTGGGTTAATCTTAGATATTGCAGATTCTAGATCTTGCATTGCAAAAGTAAAGGCATCTGCTAGATCTCCACGACCTTCAAATTTAGTTATTACATCTTGTATAGTTAAACCTGCAGCACCAAAGTTCTTTCGATCGCCTTTGTTTCTAGATGCAATCAATCTACCATCTTTCCATGATACTGCGATTGCTTGGCCATCTAATTTTTCAGTTGTAACAACCTCTTTATTTAAGCCTCCTTGAAGTGCATCTGAAATTAAATCTTTGATTTCGCTGAATGTTAAATTAACATCATCGTATGGATGAGCCATATGTCCAAAAGAACCACCCTCAAATAAAAATTGATTGATAGCACTTTCTGAAACAAATTGCGAGTAGTTATAAAAACCCATTATATTGTATTATTTTATCCTTTTACGATTGCATCAACATCAGCAACATATTGAGTAATTTCTTTTCTATAACCCATTGCCTTTGTGTTATATCGATCCATTGATTTTGAATAATAACTTACTTCTGCTTCGTATTGAAGTTTTTTCTGATCATCATCAGAATCCTTAATCTTTTCAGCGTATTTTTCTGCAGCTTCCATATCTCTCATTGCATAGTCATATTCTCTAGACATATCTTCAATAGTTCTAAGCATTTGATTGATTGGTCTAATTAAACTCTCTTGTCCCCAACCTCCAAATTTTACTTTTGTATTAAGATCTTTAGCATTTTTTGGAGTAATATCGGTAAGCTTAGTTTGAAACCAATTCATATACTTAGTTAATGCACCACTGATATCTTTCCATAATTGATCTGGTGTTGTTTTATCTTGTAGTGCTTGTTCGTATCTTCTTTGATTATCCTTTTTAACTTGTTCTGGTGTAGTAAATGCTGCAGCTCCTGATTTAGCTTCGGCTCTTGCAGTTTGTAGTTCTGAATTACTATATTTAGATTCTAATGCACTCATATCAAGAACATATACTTTAGTTGCAACTAATTCAAGATTCTTTCTAGTTATTTTTGCATCTGGTGAAGGAACACCTTCATAACGATATGAAGAATCAGTTCTCCATTGATCGGCAAGAACACCATATCGTTGATCTGGTGATTTTTTATATCTACGATAACCACTAGTTCCAGCATCTTGTTCGAATCCGTACCACATACCAACCTTACCTCTCATGATTGTTAATACAAGTCCAACACCTTGTGCATTCTTAAGAATTTTATTTAATTTTAATTTCTTACCTTCATTATCCATTCTTTGCTGTAATCTTGTATCCCAAGATTTGAATAATTCAGGATTATCATCTACAAAGAATCCAATAGCTTGATTGTTCTTTGAATATCCCTGAGACCACCATTCAGCTGGGCTAATCTGAATAAAATCTTCGTTAGTAATTTTATCTAGTTTAATGTTAGAAAATTTGAAGAAGTCTTTAGCAAATTTGTTTGTCCATCTACTACCACTTTCTTGACTAGATAGTTGTCTAAGTATAGAAGAATCAAAAGCTTCGTTAATTGGCTCGTAAGAATCAAATTCGTTTTTTCGTTTTTCTATAATTGATTGGTATTCATTGAATACTTCAAAATTCATGTAATTGTTTTTCATATCTACGCGTGATTATATTTATTATCTGTTTAGTTTAGTTTATCCTCCGAACCCTGAAGATAAAGCTCCAACTGCAGCTCCATAATCATCTCCGTATTTCTTTTTAAGACCATCCTTAACTTTCTTTGCGATCTTTTCGTCAAAATCGTCTGGATGCGCTTTTTTTAACATCTCATCTGCATATTTATCAAATTCAGCATCAGATTTAATTTCCTTTGCTTCTAAGATAGAAGATTCAGTAACTGATTCAAAAGCTGAACCAACTTTTTTTCCAGCAAGAACATCCTTGCAAGCTTTATTGAATTGCTTTAATTTTTTAGTAGCATCTCCAGGATAACCATCTTGCATTAATTCAATAGCCATATTTAAGTGGCTTCCTATATTATCAGCATCTTCATCGCCTAAAGCGTCAAAGTCATCAGAAAGTTTTAATAATGCTTCCTCACCAGTCTTCTTAGTAATAGTTAAACCTATAGTTAATAGAGGCTTTAATCCTTTTGCTAATTTTTCGTTAACTACTGATTCTTCTAATTCCTCTTCTTCCTCTTCTTCCTTTTTGTCAAAATCAGCATCTTTTTTAAGAGCTTTGATTTCTTTCTTATCTGTTTCGATTTCAGCATCATCAGATTTAACCGCTCCTTTATAATGATCAGCCTTTTCAGCATCATCTTCCGAATCAACCTTTACATCGCCTTTATCTTCTTCTTCACCGCCTTTATCTTCTTCTTCTTCGCCTTTATCCTTAGTCTCAACTCCGTCATCTTCCTCATCTTCCTTTACTGCTTTTTTAGCTTCATCAACTTCTTCATCATGTCCTTCAACATGATCTTCTGCTAATTCTTCTGACGATTTAGGTACTGTGTTATATTTTTTAGATCTTTCCGATTCAGATTCAGAATCAGCAGAACCAAGTTCTTGTGGTTTTCCTGCAGCAATTACATCGGCTTCAATTTCTCGAGCTCGATCTTCATTTACTACCTTTTCTTTTTTTAACGATTCTAAAAATGAATCCATTTGATCTTCCGAAAGATCAGCAACCGAAGCAACTTTAAGATCTTTAAGTTTTTCTGAGAAAAGCTTATTGAACTTTTTTACTTTGGCTTCTTTTAATCGAGATTCTTTAATCGTCGATCTTTCCTTTTTGAAGGATGAAAATTTTGATAGTGCCATTGTTTTATAATTTTTGTTTTAAGTTATATTTTAAGTTATATATTTGATTAGTATTTAGGTCCATCGATATTTGGCATATTTCTGAAATAACCTATTTCTATTTCATTATATGTAGCCCCTGCCCAAGTTGGACCAACAACATAACCTGATTTCATATGTATGTTAACTGTACTTGCACCAACACATACAGGTAAAAAAGCAAATTCATTAATAGCGATATCTGCAAATTGATTAGGGTCATAATTATCAGGAATTCCATCACCGGCTGGAGTTGGTAATACATCGGTATTATCTTGTAATGTTGATGTAGAAACTCTAAGAGTAGCTGCATTAGAAGGTCCTAAATTTCTAACGTATAAATAAGCCTTTCCTTGTGTAATAGCAGGTCCTGGGAATAGATTCGCATCTGTTGGCCATAGTCCAGTATTATCTGCATAAGTAGCGCCTATGGTTTTGTATTGTAGGTTTGCATTACCGTCAATTGACAGTTCAGCTGTTTTATTAACATATATGGATGATGCGTCATATACTGTAGTCGTAGTTAAAGCTAAATCATACTTTAGTTTTCCTGTAGTCTTTCCCATTTGGATTTTCTATTTTTTCTTTTAATTATATATCTTTGACAAATCTAAACTTTTAATTTCATAAGGAAATTTTTGTTCATCGTAAATTTCTCTACGTTTTTTAGAATGTCTATATAAATAATTAGTAAAACTTTCAAACCTATAATCATCAACAAAATCTAAAATAATTAGCTTGTCTTTTGTATCATGTTTTCTTAATCCTCTTCCTATAGATTGACGAATAATAACATCTGATTTGAAAGATTCTGTAAGACTAACAGTATGTAAATTTTTGATATTTATTCCGGTAGAGAATGTACCGAAAGAAGCCACTAAGATCTTCCCCTCACCATCTTCCATTTGTCTTTTATATTCTTCTCTAAGATCTTTATCAGTGCCTCCATCAATATAAAAAATCCGTCTAGTGGACTTATTTCGTAATTCGTTATGTAAACTATTTCCATAATCAACTCTATAAAATAATACTAATTGATTTTTCTTAACTTTTAATAAAGTATCTGTTATAAAATTTAATCGAGTCTTATCATTCATAGCGTAATTTTGCTCTAAATTCAAAAGACGTTTTCTATCCTCTTCCGTTTTTGTTAAAAATTTGAATGATTCTCTAACACTATCTGGTGCATAATTCATTTCAATTACTTTAACTTCTACTGGAGAAATATACCCTCCTTTGATTAATTCTGCTGCTCCAACCTTTTGAATAAGAGGTCCGGTATATGCCATTAATGTAAGTCTATCTAAACTATCAGCCTTCGGAATAGTTCCACTAACTCCAAAAACTCGATCAGCCATTTGGCATTTTTCTAAAATTGTTTTAATTGAAGCAGCTTTAGCTTTATGAGTTTCATCAACCATAACTGTTGTATAATCATCGAAATACTCCTTTTTCTTTTTAACTAAAGATTGATAGGTTCCGATAACTATATTAGCACCCTTTCGTACTTTAGATCCTGAGAAAATTTGTTGTATCTGTAAATCTAAATCTAAAGATCCTCGATTATATTCGTAAAAATCTTCAGTTGCCTGAACAACTAAACTAACGTTAGGAACAATCATTAGTATTTTTCCAGTTTTCTTTTTCTCTATGAGCCATCCTATAATTATATAAAGTATAAGTGATTTTCCTGCAGAAGTAGCTAGTTCTGCCAAACATGATTTATTCTTTATTATATTATATGCTGTTTCTATTTGATATGGTCTCGGCGTTAATTCATGATTTTTGAAGGTTTCCTTAACCCATTGAGTAAAATCTTCCTGTTTTGTCGATCTATCAAATTTTTGATTCAGATTATTTATATGTAAATCAAAATTATATTCTTTACAAGTATCTCGTATTAAGCTCCATAAACCAGCTGGAACATACATTTCATTTTTGAAATAAGATATTCTACCATCCCACCAGCCTTTCTTGACTCTAGGATCCCATCTCCAATTGTCTATACGTCTTGTTAACGAGATTCTTAACTGATCAATTTCTATTTCAGTTGCATCTCGTAAAGTTAAAATTCTTCCGTTATGTGTTAAATCAAATATCATTCGTTGCTAAGGTAACTCTATTTTTTATTGCAAATCCCATTTTATCTAAAGTCTCGTTACACTGTCTATAATACGCAATTTGGTTTTCTATTAAATTTGTTTCTCTATTTCTTAATGACATATCAGATTTGATATATTCTAAAATTTCTCTATGTTCTAATCTAACATCATGATTTGTTTTATAGTATTGATATCTCATTTTAGAATAATTAGAATCTCCAGCACGCTTTTTACCTAACATTATATTAAATTCCATTGTTTTATCAACGATCATATGTCGATAAGATAACATATATGTTTGAGCTAATGCTAGTTTATGAGCATCTTTAATATCTTTAATTAGATCTTGAATTTTTTTAGACCATTCAGATCTTTCACTCTCTAATAATTTTTCTATCTTTTCTAATTTTTCTTCGCTTAGATCCGCCATTAAAATAAGTTTTTAGTTGTTCCTGGTTTTACCCAAGTTTTTTTAATTTTTGTAATTGTATCTGGTTTTTTAGCCTTTTCAACATGCAACATAGAACCACTATACGAATAGTCTTTCTTTTTTAAGTCTACTGGTATTTTGTAATTTTTTTGGCTTATCTCAGCCTCTTCATAAAATTGATCTAGTTCTTCGTTCACAAATTCTTGGAATTTCTTAAATGTTAATGAGGTCATATGGACTTGTTGTAAAGTATTTATCTAAATTTTTATAAGCACTATTTTTATGGAAATAACAAAACCTAATCAAATCATTAAAATCTTTGCAATTTTCTATTTTATTTTCCTTTAAGAATTTTTTCCACATAAACACAGATTTCTTTCGTTTTAATTTTTGTTCCATTGTTTTTCTACCAATAGAATCATTATCAAAGAAATATCTTGCAGTTATCATATCATCAAACATATCTGAATTTTTGTTTATTCCACTCAATGCTATTGAATTATTAGGAAATAATAATGCATCAGTAGGGCCTTCAAAAATAGTAAAGGTTCTTGATAAATCAACCTTCATTATATTATAATACAACGATAGGGTGTTCATTTTCTCAACGCCTTCACTTATATTAAATTCTCTTTTCATTTCATTATACATTTTTTCGATTGTATAACTCACATATTTAGTTCGCCCTTTAGTAAAGTTTCTTATTTGATATCCAATTATTTTATCTTCGTTTGTTAAATTAAAAACATATAATTGATTATCTTTATCGCTCCATGCAAAATGATTAATTCTCTGTAATAAAAATCTAGACTTTATAAATTTATAGCCAATCGAATTTTTTGAAGGAATTGTTAATTTTAATTCTTTTATAAATTCTTTTCGATCTATAGATAGTTTTTGTAAATTTTGAAATACTCCTATTTCTAAGTATTCTGTTGATTGTACAACTACTTTATTTTCTGCTATAAAATCTAATACAGTTCCAACTTCGCTATGATTAGTTAAACCATTTTCGTAATCCTTTAATAATTGTAAAACGTTTGTGTGCTTGCTACAATTATAACAATGAAACATTAACGATTTCCAATAAACATTACCTCGTTTCTTTCTATAATTTTCTGCAGAATCTCCACAATACGGACATGCAAAATTAAGTCTATCATATCCTACTTTAATTCTAGCTTTCTCTCCGTTAAATTCTGATGATAATACGTTAGAAAGTTTTTGAATGAGATTATTTTTAATCTCTTGTGATATTATAGTCTTTGTCTCCATAAATTAAATAAACTAATAGCCCCTATTCAATTAAGAATAGAGGCCATAGTAATTATTATCCAACACCATTTAACCAAGCTTCCATATCATCTTCGCCTTCCGGTTTTGATGCACTGGTAGCTTTAGCAGCTGGTGTATTAGTTGGAGCTTTGTTTTCAGTTTTACCACTCTCTTCTGGAGTAAGTTTTCTGTAAGATTCTCCAGGATTTCCTGAAATATCTTGTAGAATTCCATGAAGTTTATTTCGTTGGTCATCGTTCCAAGCTCTATATTTGTAAATAGTTAAATCAGGAGATGAACTTAACATTTCCATAATTTGTTTTTTACATTCAGCGTTATTTTCCATTGGCACTCCACCAACTTGAACAGTTGATTTCGCTAAGAATTTACACTCGTCATAATTCCAATATCCACCTTTAAGAGTTACCTTCAAAGAGAAATCTTTACCTTCAAATAAATCATATACATTACATGGTTCTGCACCAGATAATTCAATATCTTCAATTGAAGGAGAAGTTTGTCCGTCGATAAATTTCTTAAGAGTTTTAGGGAATCTAAACACTTGAAGAGTACCGTCTAATTCAGGTCTTTGTGGATCTTTAACAATTTGAATAATTGAGAAGTAGTATTCCTTTCTTCTAATTTTTTCTGCTTGTTTTTGATCGAAAGCTGATTGAGATTTCGCAAGTTTCCAATAAGTATCACCAATAATAGATTTTTCTCCTATGGTAGTTGGACAATCGAAGTAACCTGCGTTACCTTGAGAATCTTCTAACCAATAAGAAAACTTCTTAACGATAGAATTTTTTGGATCTGTGTGGTTTGGTAGGAATCTGATAACACTTCGATAAACGTTATCTTTTCCTTCGGTTGGATTAGCTTTATATAAGCCTGGTCCTTTTGTTTCTGTTACTTCATCTTTAGTTTGAAAATCTTCTAAAGACAAATTAAATAAATCAAATTCACTCATAATTTTACACTTTATATTTTAATTAAACACTTTATTTATAGACTATTACGTTTTGTAATAACCGTTATTTATTATATGTGGTAATCTATCTAAAGTTTCAAATAAAATTATTTTTCTTTTTATGAGCATTGTTGAAACTGCTTACTCTCCTTTACATATAATTATTATAAGTAATAAAGTTAAAAGTAATATAGTTAAATCAGTTACAGTCTTTTAAGTATTCCATTATTGCAAAAGCATCGACTAGATCGTCAATTGGTTTAGGGATGTTATCTCCATAATCTGCACGTTTCACGTATTCATGAAAAAGATCATTACGAAGTTCAACCGATTTAGAATCTGCAAAAGATTGAACCATTAAAGGTTTTCCTGAATTACCATTACCGGTAAAAGATTTTTTAATAGTTTTTGGAGCAAGTACAAGCAAATCATTATTAGAAACTCTTAATATCTTAGACTTAAGAAACGTATTATATGTAATAAGATCTATAAAGGAATTACCCTTAGATCCATAACTAAATCCTTCAATCCCAAATATAGTATCTTCATCTATATAAGGTCCTATAGCATTTATTATTTTTAACGATAGATGATTTGCATTGTTAATTTTGAACGATTGTTCTTGAGTGTAAGTTAAATCTTTAGGTTTATTTCTTTCATATCCTATCATATTCAAACCTAAATCTTCTAAATCTTTATGTACCCTAAAAGCTTTTTTATTTAGATCTAAATTAGATGCAAAATTAAACCAATGTATTTTTTCTGGAGTAGAAATACAAACTGCTGTAGATGTTATTGAAAAGTCTATTGCAATAAAATTCATGTATATTATTTTATGAGATTAAAATTTCTTTCCTATAGTTGCACCTAATGCAGCTCCAACTAATCTCGATGTTAATAAATCGTAAAGAATTCCCTTTTGAACTCCTAATACCTTTGCAACCATACGACCTAAAGATTTTCCTAATGCAGCTCCGGTAAGTCCTCCTAAAAGAGCGCCAAACATACCTTCATTAGTCATTTCTTCTTCAAACTCGTTAATAGTGTTTCCTTCTGCTAAAAAAATAGCTACGGCATCATCTATTTGAGCCTCCTCACCCTCAGTGAGAGTATAGTCCATAGATTCAGCTAATAGTTTAGTTAAATCTTCTGGTTTTTTATTATTTAAGTATTCTTCAAAAGTGTTCATTCCTTTAATGTTTTTCTTCAGTTATTATATTTATATATATTTGATTTCTAGGTCATAGTAAACGTAGCACCGCCAGATGTAAATTTACTTTCATCTATACTTTTAGTAGGTAACATTTCTAATTTAAGTGTATTGTATTGAAATGTTGCATCAAAGGTCTTAAATTCCTGTGATAGATCTGAGTATGATAATTGATATTCTGTTAGACCAGTAAAAAGAGTATCAATGAATAACGCAGTATACATAACGTTACCTTCACTATCTAATATCCTAACCGGAACAGATTCAGTAAATCTATCTTTAGTTTTGAAATCATAATAGTATAAAAGAGTATCTAGCATTATCCAATAATTAACATGTCCATCAATCAATTGAAATGTGATTGTAAATTCTTTTGTAAATACCTCTTGATAATTTTGAGATGATCTCCACCTACGAGTTCTTGCTGATCTAGTAATTGAGTTACCTAACGAGTTCTTAGATAAATCTTCTGATTGTAATGGATTCTTTTTATCTGGTATAATCTGTTCAACCGGGGTAAAATTCATAGTAGGAATTGTAACCGACTGTATAGTATAATTGATTAAATCAGTAACATCATTAATCATTGTAGGCATATTAAAAATATATGGTGCGTACTTTTCTCGTATACTTTTAGGAATAAAATTTCTAGGAAATTCTATCTTAAATAAATCTGATCTTGCATTTAGAAACATATCCGTGTAATTTTATATTATTAGTTTATTTATTAAGATGTAAAAGGTGAATTTGCAGAATCTGCTATATTTGCTTGATCTGCCGTTGGATCTACACTTTGTGATGGGGTACTTCCATCCACTACTTGTACATCTGCAATTGCTGCAACTCTAGCAATCAATATTTGCGCTTCTGCAATCTTAGATATCATTTGCAATTTTACTTCTTGCGATACTGCATCGATTTCTAAAATACTATTTGCTTCTTTTACTGTTTGTCCTAAGATAGCTTGCAAATCTTGTATAAGAACATTTTGAACTGTATTTAACGAAGAGTATCTATTATTTTCTTCAACTATTATAGAATTGTATTGTTCTAAATTAGTTACTTGTTCAGCATATTCGCTTATAGATTCTTGTTGATTTTCAATTTTTCTATCCATAAACGAAGTTACGGTATTACCAACCTTAACAAAGGAACCTGTATATAACTGAGTTTCGTTTTCGTCGTTAACAGAAGATACTGTAAATGTTGTATCATTGTATTGTGATATTCTCTGACAATCTTTTGAAGGAACCTTAAATAATACCTCTCCGCTAGCCATGGAAATTTCTGGTGACATGTAATTTAAGAATTTATTTACCGATCCATTATTAGTATAAAAGTTAAGATATAACTTTCCTAAACCTGTTAAATCTAAAAATGAAATAGCTTGTGTAGGATCACCTTCATAAATAACGAACTTAAAATAAGTATCAGCGGAGGTCATTTGTATCTTTCCTAACCCTTGTGCAAATACTGTTTCTGTTGCACTATTACCTACACTCTTAACTTCTACTACGCCAGTCGTTGGATTTCGTTGTAAATATGCATTTTGAGAAGTTAATAAAATTTGATTTGTATTCAAAAACGATGTAAGGTATTTTGCATATTTCGTAGAAGATTCTACAGAACTCGTACTACCAACCGCATTCATCACTACATTTTTATCAAATAGTTTATTATATACCTTTGGCTGTATAGGATTAATACCTAATTGTATTTTTTGAAGATTCTTTCCGTATTTTAATCCATCATTAAATTGAGCAGATGTCTTTTTTAGAATTGATGTAGAATCTTCTCTGTTATATAGTCTAACTGTGTAATCAACTCTATAAGATGAAGCAGATTGATTTTGAATAATCGGCCTATATAAAATAGGATCTTGATAATTACTATCTTGAACAAATTCTATATTATCAGTTTTTATCCATGTTGCTGCAGCTCCACCGTTCCAAACATATTCATAAACATCTAATTGGTGTAATATAATATAATCATTACCTGGCAGATTATTTAGTTGTAATATAAAATTATCTATAATAGTACCTTGCCATGCAGCATATAATTCTAAAAAATCTCCGGATGTTGAACCTACACATACCGCAGATACATCAGCATATTGATCTAACGTAGGTAAATCTACTCGTTTTAATTCCCACGTTTGAAAATAATCTTGTCCATTTATTACTGAATTTTTTGCAATCCATCCAAAATTAGTTTCTATTAAAGATCTTGTATCAGGACCAATTCCATTAGTAAATTTAGAAATCGGTAAGTTAGTAGTAACAGCACCACCAGCTGCAGCCTGAATATAATCATCAATCATATTATATAATGAAGGTACTTTAACTTCTATATAAGACGCGTAATACTTTCCGTTTAATAAAAATGGATTTGAATTAATCTGTGCATAAGAATCAGATTTTCTATAAGCTAAGTTTAGATAATTTACATCTGTTCTTCCTGTTACAGGATCTAAACCGGTTCGAGTATTTATTCTAAAATAAAATCCTTCATTATTTTCAAAATTAAATCCCTGTACTAAATGTAATCGTACTACATCGTATTTAACACCAATAACCGGAGAAAACGTTATAGGTAAATTAACGGTATCTGTTAATTGAGGATCGTAATCATTTAATGCAACTAACCCGTTCAAGTCTAAATATCCATAACTTGCGGTTGTTGTATCTGTGGATGCTGCCATCCTGGTTCTTACGTTTCCTGTTATTGCAGTAGAATTATCATCATTAAATATAAGATTCGATGTTGCTCCGTGAGCATCTTGCATCTTATAAAACGGAGCTGCCGTTGTTGTAAAGATGTTTGAAGTTCCTGATTGATCTCTATATTCATATTCTAATAAAACAGAATCTGAAAGTGATACGTATCTAGATGTGTTAGCCATTTTGTTTTATTCTATTTTATATTACTTACTATCCATGATGATGTTGATATAGTTGCAACTCCAATTATAAAGCCAACCCATGGTTTTTTATACCATTTATCAACTTGTTTTAATCTATCATCATATAAATTTATTTCCTGGTTTAATAGGTTAATTTGTCTTGAATTGTACATTAATAGCGTACTATCTTGATTAGATAACAATTCATAATTTTTTATTTGAAATTTTAACTCACTGATTAACAATGTTTTAATACTGTCTTGTGTAGTCAAAGTATCTATAGCATTGAATACTTTAACTAATTCTGTTCTAGGTATTAAAACTGAATCACTCTCGGTTTGCGAGAAGACATTAATTGAAAGCCCTAATAGTAATACTAATATAAAATTTCTCATTTTTTGTACTTTTTCTTAAAATCCTTAAGAGTATCACTAGCTTTTGATGTATCAATTACATTAGATTCAGTAGCTTTAATCTTCTTTTTAGATTCTTTAATTTTACCTTTAGTCACAGTCTTTTCTTTTTGCGTGACTGCCCTTTTCTTTTTTACTTTATCAATATCCTTTTCAACTTTCTTTTTCTTTGTGTTAAATTCCTTTTTGCTAGGATCTTGCAAGCTTTTGAATATAACAAATAAAGCAGCTAATGCGGTAATACTACCAGCAACCCATTTCCAAATTTTGTTTAATGTATTCATATCAATTCTAATGTTTTCAAATCTAATTCAGCATCTTCACCATATTTTTCTTTTAGTGTATCGATTACTAACGATTCGTTTTTTCTAATTTGTTTAAGTTCCTTTAATAGATCATCCTTTTCTTTATGTAATTTATCCAAAGATTTTTCTAATAACTCCATATCATAATGAACCTTAGAATATCTATTCATTATTTCCTTTACTATTTGTTTTTCTTTTTTATTCATCTTTTGTTTTAATCAGTTAATACCAATTTACTTATACTTGTACCTTTATGTGTATTATCAAGAACACCAGTAGCTACAATTCCTTCTACTATATAGTTATCTTCAGTTTGTAAGTAATATAAATTATCTACGTACATTAATTCATTTTCCCAATTTAATTCATCAGCAGTTTGCCATTTTCCATCGACATATAACGGATGACTATCGGTTACTGTTAAATTATCTTTTGTATACATTGTTATTTCATCATTAACATTATAGATAAATGAATCTAATACCGGAACGTTTGTTCCATCTTTAGTTTTTATAAGATCACCAATTTTGATAGTCTCTATAGATTTCCAAGAATTATCTGCCATTAATACATGTGTTCCTATTATAAAGCAGCCTCCAACTTTAGAATTATCATCTACAACTATTGGAGCACCATCGTTTTTTCTATGTTGTAAACTAACATAAGCCTGTCCACTAAATGAAATTCCGGTACTCTTATAAAATGTATTATTTCTTGGTAACGCAGCTAATCCAGCATTTTTCCAATAATAAGCTGATGAATTTAATTTTTTAACGTTAGCCTGAGAAACAAATTTAATAGGCATTCCCATCGAGCTTGTATAAGCGTAACCACTCCCACTAAGTCCTCCATTTCCGTCAAATCCAGTAACTGTCACATTTGCCTGTCCTGAAGTATATGCCCAAGGATTAGGTGGCATATATATAAATTCTATGTATGACCTATTCTCGAATGTATTTGCCTCATTATCAGCATAACCGGCACAAACTCTCCACATCCAATTTCCAACTTGATAATGACCGGCCGAATCATGATTATATTGTTGATATACTCCAAATGAATTCAATCCACCTGAAAAGGCAACTGATGGAATCAACGCATCTAACGATGTGGACCAATTTGCAGTTGGATTAGAAGCAGAATCCAAGAACGGCCGCATTCCTAATTGTTGTGCCGTTGTCATCGATACATTTTCAGCGTCTATCATGGTTAAAGGAATTTCTTGATTAGTACCATATGTACTCCACGGATGAAAATTCTGATAATATACATTACTATTTGCACTTGATGATTGGGTAAACATATTTCTATTACCTCCTTTTTGCTGTGATTCAGTAGCTACAAGTCCTTGCATTGGTTTAGATACTCCTGGATACCAATCCGTAGTGTATGCATATGCACTTGCTCCAGTTCCTGTTGTTCCATAAGTCATATTACCTCTTCTTGTAGGCTTATTAAAGGCAAGAGTCTCTGATAAACCAGAATACTGATCAGTTTTCAAAGTTATTCTAAATGATTGAAGTTTTACAGCTTTCATAAACTTATAACTATCGTTATTTCCACCAGTACCAATAGATGGAACATTATCTTGATTTCCAACAGTTCCAACGCCTGAGTATGCTGCATATACTGTACGATAATCTACTCCATTTCCACTTCTTGACTGGTCTTGATTATTACTTAACCACCATCCTATGTCGATATTAAAATCTACATGCATTCTACCATTTTGTGAAGAATCACTCGGTGCACCAAAAGGCATCCAAGGCCTATCTGGATTTTCTGGTGTAAGTCTAATAGAAGAAGATGGAGATATCCAATTACTCCAATATCCTGTACTAGATCCATTGGTTACGTTTGGATTTTGTTGGTTTCTATAAGGAGCTCCATCACCAGATGAGTTTGCAGTAGTTAGATTAACTTTAGATCTTGCTGGTAGTCTAGTAGCAGGGAGAACAGCTGAATTAGAACCATTAAATTGAAATTCATTTATTCCACAAAAACCATTTGATGAACTCCATTGATCGTTACTAGCACCCCATTGGGTGTAAGTAAGATTTCTAGATGCTAATTCTCTTCCTGTAGTATCGGTAGAAAAATAATTCAGTCTAGCGGAATCAAGGAAAAATTCTTTAGAAGTTATCTCGTAATAATCATTAGTTCTTCCAGCAACCTCTGTTTGAGTTTGCGAGTCAACCGATTTCAATCCGATCGTATCAGGTATCATTTTCACGGCAGCTCCACCTTCAGCATCAGGTATTCCACTAAATCCAGATACGGCAACTCCAGCAGTTGTATCCGCTTTACCAACTCCTTGAAATCTGATATCCATTGTTCCTTTCTGAATTACACCATCATATCCTCTAACAACAGTTAAGTTAGTAGTATTTATATTACCTGAATTTGGGTTTCCTGTAGCAACGTCGTCTTCTTGTACTATTTTAATTCTAGGACCGACATTCGCTACGATGGCTGCAGCAGAAGATCCTAATAACATAATATCCGGTGATATAGTAGTACCACCAGTTTGCCATGTAGTTAGAGGTTCTATTAAAATTCTATTATTATATTTCCAACTAGA